CGAACGCCTATTGCTCTGCGCGAACTCGTAATCCATGAACTAACTAAACACGCACTGAACAGTGATTGCCCGCCAGCGCAGCGCATCAAGGCTCTTGAGCTTTTGGGCAAGGTGTCTGAGGTAGCAGCATTTACTGAGAGAAAAGAAACTATAGTAGTCACTCAATCTGCTGACATACGCACGAAGCTGCTGGAGTCTCTGCGCAATGTGGTGGACGTTGAAGATGTGACCGTTAAGGACGACGACGCGAGTAGTCTGCTCGATGAACTGGCAAACGGTGGCGGAAATTGTGGCGACCCATTACCCGAGACCCACCGTGCCCCTACCCCCCTAAGTGATGCTAAGGGTGACTTCTGTAGTATACATACTACTTCACACGAACAATCCCCCTTAGAATCGACCCAAATCACCCCCGAGAATAAAAAAGATGCCGAAGAAGACCCCACCCCCTCTATATGGGAAGACCCCCCCATAGGTGATGAAAATGACAGTGCCGGGGGGGATATATTTTCTGAAAATCCAGATGACGACGATGGGAATCTAAAGTAGACTTAGGGGTTTTGCTGTGGATAACGTTTGTAGGTTATTGATTTTGAACGATAAAAAAATCATCCTTTACACTGTAAAGGTTGGCAAATGAGGTTTAAAACATTTGAGCAGGCTTTAGAAGCGAACATGACATCTAGGCAGAAGGATATCTTCCTTGTAATAGACGAGTGGTGGAACCGGTTTGGGTTTGGTCCATCTATAGATGATGTAATGAGTATTACTGGGGATAAGAGTAGAGCTAATGTGCATAGGATAATGAATAAGCTATGTGAGATAGGGGTCTGCCGTAGGACGAAGGGGCGGGCTCGAAGCGTAAGGCCGATTTATCTTAAGCTGAGGAATATAGAGTGAGGCTAGATGAAATCGCTCAGGCCATAGAGAAGCTCCCTTATCACGAGCAGGAGGGGTTCTTAAAGATGCTTGCCGAGTATGAGGCTAGTATTAAGCGTGAGAAGTCTCAGAAGGACTTTATGGTCTATGTCAAAGAGATGTGGCCCGGATTTGTGGCTGGGCGGCATCATAAGGTTATGGCTCAGAAGTTCCAAGAAATCGCTGACGGAAAACTAAAGAGGCTCATTATCTGTTTGGCGCCTAGGCATACTAAGTCGGAGTTCGCTTCTTATTTATTGCCCTCTTGGTTTCTGGGCAAGTATCCCGAGAAGAAAGTCATCCAAGCCTCTAATACGGCGGAATTGGCAGTGGGATTTGGTCGTAAGGTGCGTAACCTTGTGGGCTCGGAACAATATGCCCAAGTATTTCCGAACGTTTCCTTGCGGTCGGATTCTAAGGCGGCGGGGCGTTGGTCTACCAACCACGGTGGAGAGTACTTTGCTATCGGTGTTGGCGGAACCATGACGGGTAAGGGCGCGGATCTGGCTATTATTGACGACCCACACTCGGAACAAGAAGCAAGATTAGCAGCCACAAATCCGGAAGTGTTTGATAGCGTTTTTGAGTGGTACACCTCTGGCCCTAGACAGCGACTCCAGCCTAACGGGGCTATTATAATTGTTATGACACGATGGTCCAAAAAGGACCTTGTTGGCAAAGTACTGCAAAGTATGATTGATCGGGACGGCGAGAAGTGGGAAGTGATTGAGTTCCCAGCAATTCTCCCTTCTGGCAATCCTTTGTGGCCCGAATACTGGAGCCTAGACTTATTAACAGCGCTTAAAGATGAACTTCCCGTCTCTAAGTGGAACGCTCAATACCAACAGAACCCAACATCCGAAGAAGGCGCCATCATTCGGCGGGAGTGGTGGCAAGCTTGGGAGTCGTCGGACCCGCCCCCATGTGAATATATAATCATGACACTCGACGCTGCAGCGGAAACAAACAACAGGTCCGATTACACGGCGCTTTTAACGTGGGGGGTGTTCAGTGATGACCATTTAACTAACGGTAACAGCCATATTATCCTGTTAAATGCTATAAATGTGCGTGTTGAGTTCCATGAGTTAAAGGAATTAGCGCTCAGAGAATATCAGGACTGGACGCCGGACTCGTTTATTGTGGAAAAGAAGTCAAGTGGAACACCTTTGTTCCAAGAACTACGTAGAATGGGCATTCCCGTGTCCGAATTCACCCCACACAGGGGTACAGGCGATAAAATAGCAAGGTTAAACGCCGTTTCAGATATTGTAAGATCTGGTATGGTTTGGTATCCGGCCGGAAAACGATGGGCAGACGAGGTAATAGAGCAAGTTGCAGCATTTCCTAATGCGGGTAATGACGATATGGTCGACTGCACGAGTATGGCACTAACTAGGTTTAGAAATGGTGGGTTTATCCGCCTAGATTCCGACGAACGAGATGAGATTTTGGCGCCCAGAAGGGCTGCGTATTATTAATTTAAGGACATACCATGGCTATTGAGAAAGGTTTATATGCGGCACCGATGGGAATGGAAGCTGAGTCTGAGGGGCTCGAACCCGATTTAGAAATTGAAATTGTCGACCCCGAAATGGTCACGCTAGACGACGGCTCAGTTGAGATCACGATTATCCCCGAAGATGATTCTAAAGGCGACCACGACACCAACTTAGCCGAGGAGTTAAGCGACGGTATATTAGCCGAGATGGCAGGTGACCTGTGCCGTGATTATGAAAACGATATATCTTCGCGTAAAGATTGGGAAGAAACATATACCGAAGGTATTAAACTGCTGGGCCTGAAGTATGAAGAGCGTACCGAACCGTGGGAGGGGGCTTGCGGTGTACACCACCCGATGATTGCTGAAGCCGCAGTGCGATTTCAAGCAGAAGCTATTATGGAAACCTTTCCAGCCAGCGGACCGGTACGCACAAAGATTATAGGTAAGTCTGATCGCAAGAAGACCCAAGCCGCAGACCGTGTCCGTGCGGATATGAATTACCAGTTAACCGAGGTCATGCGTGAGTATCGGTCAGAGCACGAGAAAATGCTGTGGAGCCTACCTATTGCGGGTTCGGCGTTTAAGAAGGTCTATTACGACCCCACCATTGGGCGTCAAGTATCTATATTTGTACCGGCTGAAGATGTTGTGTTGCCGTACGGCGTATCTGATGTGTCTATGTGTGAGCGAATCACACACCGTATGCGTAAAACCACCAATGAGCTTCTAAAGCTACAAGAATCTGGGTTCTACCGAGATGATATTGATATCAATGATGCGCCTACGCTACAAATTGACTCTGTCCAAGCGGCTAAAGATAGAGAGTCTGGGTTCTCGGCGACTTACGATGACCGCCACCTGTTGCTTGAGATGCACGTCGAGCTAGTTATTCCCGGCTACGAGCAAACAGATGATGACGGCGAAAGTAATGATATTCCCTTACCTTATGTAGTCACAATACTAAAAGACACCGGTGATATTCTAGCTGTGCGCCGTAACTGGGATCCAGTGCCCGCCAAGACCGAAGGCAATAGGGCTGCGCAACTCATGTACAAGCAACCCAACCAGTATTTTGTTCACTACCAATACATCCCCGGCTTTGGCTCGTACGGATTTGGTTTGGTGCACTTGGTTGGTAACTCAGCTAAATCAGCCACAGCCATTACACGTCAGTTAGTTGATGCGGGCACCCTGTCTAATTTACCGGGTGGGTTAAAGACCCGAGGCTTGCGTATTAAGGGTGATGACACTCCCATCTCACCGGGAGAGTTTAGAGACGTGGACGTCTCGTCTGGTGCGTTGCGTGACAATATCATGCCGCTGCCATATAAGGAGCCCTCACAGACTCTGTTGACGTTGCTAGGTATTATCTCGGAAGAGGCACGGCGCTTTGCGGCTACCCCAGATATGAAAGTGTCTGATATGTCTGCTCAAGCACCTGTGGGCACCACGCTCGCCCTTATTGAGAGAAACCTGAAGGTTATGTCTGCGGTTCAGGCTCGGATGCACTTCTCGATGAAGCAGGAATTAAAGCTCCTTGCCAAGATGATTCGGGACCACGCCGACACGAGCTACGACTACCAGCCAGAAGACGGCCAACCTCACGCACGGCAAGAAGACTACAGTTACGTTGAGATTATCCCTGTCAGTGACCCTAACGCCAGTACGTTGGCTCAGCGGGTTGTGCAGTATCAAGCGGTTATTCAGTTGGCCCAGATGGCACCTGAGATCTACAACCTGCCTAAGCTACATCGCCAGATGTTAGAAGTACTCAGTATCAAAGACGCTGACGAGTTAGTGCCGCTTGATGAAGATCAGAAGCCTACCGATCCGATTAGCGAGAACATGAACATACTTAATGGTAAACCCGTAAAAGCGTTTATGTACCAAGACCACGAGGCTCATATTCGAGTACACATGGCCGCTATGCAAGATCCAGTACTTATGGAAGTCATGGGCCAGAACCCACAGGCTCAGGTTATGATGCAAGCCGCTCAAGCCCACATCACAGAGCACGTCGCGTTCGGATACCGAGAGCAAATACAACGTCAGCTGGGTGTCACCCTACCTGCACCAGATGCAGAACTGCCAGAAGAAATCGAACTAGAGTTGTCACGTCTGTCCGCCGAGGCCGCAGGCCAGTTGTTAGGCAAGCACCAAGCAGAGGCTCAGGCACAGAAGAACGAGCAAATGCAGCAAGACCCCCTCGTCCAGATGCAGCAAGCTGAGCTACAGATCAAGCAGCAAGAGGTTCAGATCAAGCAACAGAAGATGCAGTTGGATGCCGCAACAGAGGCTGATAAGTTGGCCCACGAGCGCGAGAAGCTACAGGCCGAGATGGAGAAAGAAGGCTTACGTATTGGTGCCGACACCGCGCAAGCCCGAGCCAAGCTCGAAACCCAGAAGCAACTAGAGGTAATGAAGGTCGCTCAAAAGGCTGATGCTGCTGCAGCCGAGCAGGAAGCAAAAGGTATGCGTATGGGTA